TGAGGTAGCCCCTGGTGGGGTTCCGTCTGGACACTGGGTGGCAAGGATGCCATTTGTTCTGCGGCCAGATTTCAACTTGTCTACCAATGACACGCCGGAGTTTACCTATAGGCCAGCTTCCAATGGCAACAATATACCCTCAATGGCTAATGCAGGCAATAACTTTGACTCTACGGCTGGCCCGAACTACGCCCTGACCCGGCCCAGTTACGTCTCGTTCTTTGAGCCACAGCTTCTCGGCATGGACTATAGCGGGAGAATGGGCTTTGCCGGAGTCAGCAATCTTGCTCCCCAGATCATGGAATCATTTGGCGGGCCGCAAGTTCGGCCTTTTACGATCATCAAGTTTGATCCAGATGACTACAACTGGGCTACTCCCGAAGACTATTATGGTAAGGACATTGTTGCGAACGGAACAACGGGCCTCGACCAACAGTACGAGATATTTGGAGTGATCCATGGCTTTTATCATGGCTCGCACATAGATAGGTGGAATGGCGGGGCAAAGGTTCCTATCCCCGCAGGTTCGATATTCTACTACAACGGTCGCCGGTTGATGGCGGTACATGGCGCAGACACGTCGTATATTTTTCACGCGACTTATCCTTCGGTGGGCCGAAGCCAGGGCATGGTGTTATTCGACATGGATGCAATTACATAGGGAGGAGAGCCGATGGCTTATGTCAGCGGTCGTGCGCGTTCAGCAGACGAATTGGTAGAGGCGATCCTCAACTTCGGGACAAAAACAGTCGGTCGATTCAGCGACCCGTTCAAAGGCTCTAGGGGACGAAGCACCTTCGAGGTAACTCCCGGCATACCTCAGTATACGACTTTTGCGCTCCAGCATAATGATACCGGCGCAGTATATCTGTTCGATATTGTAGAAGGCACATTTATGAACAACACGGCTTCGCAGCATGTGTTGGTCGGCCAGCTTTTTTCTGAATTTGTCGGAGAGAAGACAATACAGCTAACGAACTTTTATGATGCGAACCTCGATGTCCCGCTATCTAACTGCACTTGGACGCTAAGCGTGTCAAACGACGTATACACCTTCGTGGCCTCGATGGGCGCGTCTTCCCCGAGTGGGGCCATATCGGCGGCGATTGTCGGCAACGCCCTAGTTACAAAGGATTCATCCAACCCGACTCAAGTGAGACACATATTCGAGATAAAGACTACAAGCGTCGCGGAGCAGAGCCCGCCATACACTCAGACGCTGACTGCCACCTACGCGGGTACATTCAACGTAGTGACTGGTACGGGCTCGACTTCGAGTCCTCCAGCGGGCACGAGTGGAACGGACGCCGACTTCTTTCTTTCTAGCTTCCCTGCGTATGACAACAAGCTGCTGATAGAGTCTAAGTTCGGCAGCTATGCGTCGAATATGTGGGACCAGGAAATCACCGCCGCAGAAATTGCAGACGGGTGGTTCCCGAGAATGGGAAGGTTGAACTTCGGGACAACTGCCGGAATGCCCTACGATTTTTTCGGAGGTCCGAATGTCGGAGACGAATACTTCCATATGCGGATCAACGGCCAGCATTGGTGGATGGGCCGCACCTCGGCTGTTGGTGGTCCCGTCACTTACCAAGAATCAAATGCGGGCATGTTTCTAGCTACGTCTGGGCCGCACACAGACGAGCATGGCAAGGACACATATCAGTATGCAATGTCCTACCAGAACGCTTCAGAGGTCTGGAAGAACCCTAGTGTGATGCTCACACCATTTGTCGATGCGGCATCTTCTACGATTGCTATCCCACTGGAGAACGGAGGGAGATACGGATACGGGCCGAATGGCGCGAATCACTACAACACCTACGGCCCTACTTCTCAGTACCAAAAGTCTTTGCTCTCTACACTGTACTCGATACAGAATGGGCTAAACGGGTTCGAGGGCGGCGCGTCGTCTCCGATGGACGGCGGCAGAGGTCGCACCATTTACCCGCTACGCCCGGCATCGCCCCTGGGGAATAATACTCTTGAGATTAGCGAAAGCTACATGTACCCATTCGTTTCGGTAGACGCGATTTGCTACAGCTTGCCAATGCCGGAAGAGTATTCTGCGCTGCTACCGACATCCGGTAAAGCGTGGAATCGAGAAGATTTCTCTGCTTGGTCTACCGCCAACTCCAGCATCAGTACGACGACAGGGTATGCCGTATGGACGGCCACGACACTCGATCCGTATATTTCATCGCCTGCCTTTACCGCTGTACCGAACCCGGCCTCCGTGGATGTAGTTGAGATGCGCTTCAGGCTGTCCCAAGATCCCGGCACGGCAGCTCCGTGGGCGGGCGAGCTGAGATGGAGAGAAGAGGCCAACTCACCAGCTTGGGACGCCTTGATGACAATCTCAGAGCCCGATGGAGTTCGAGATGGTTATTGGGTAACTGCCACTTGGCCTGTTGGCTCGGATACCGCAAATTGGACTTCCAGTAGTGTCATCGAGAGAATCCGTTTTGACCTATTCAACGGCACAGGTGCGGAAAACTGCGTAGTCGAGATTGACTATGTGACGATGCTGACTACGCGCGACCACCAGGATAGCTACTATGGAGCCATCGCTACCAACGCTTACTACTTCTATCTCGGACAGGTTCCTGGGGTGTTCAGGGGCACGTCCCAGGGGACGAGTACGGTTTTGGGCGTCAATGGTCGTCGATCGGTGGTCAAGATCGGACGCGACACTTACGATTTAAGTCCGGTGTGGTTTGCCTCGACGCAAACCGGGGATCGCGAGAGGCCGCCCCGTTTGATCTCTAATAGCGGAAAAGCTAGTTACGTCTACAAGAGGTGATTCATGCACTTTTCAGACATTTATGTTCCGCATCAGTACGCACTAGATGTGCAGAGCATAGACTTGAACGAAGTCACTAACGGTGACTCGTTCACGGTTGACCTGTATAACGCTGATAGCTCTGTAGTTTCAGATAGCATAAAGCTGGCACTCCAGGACGGGACATTTCAGGTGACATGGCCTGGGCAAACCGCCCTGACCACGAGAGCGGAACTAGAAGCCAATCCGCTTGTTCTGTCGGCATATACTGAGATTCGCGTAACGGTAACTTTCCTAGACTCGGGCCGGGATTTCGCAGACCAGGTAGATTTTGAGTGGGCAGAAGTAAGCGTTCCTGTGTCTTTTGAGAGATATGTGGTTGTGCTGGAAAAACCGCAGCGTAATGTTGTGGAGGAGTTAGAGTTCAAAACCGATGTTGGCGAAGCATGGGACGGTACGGAGAGACGGACGAGGGTTCGATCGACTCCGAGGTCCACGCTACAGCTAGAATATCTCGTCAACGCCGAAGACCGTCAAACTGGTATCGCTTTTCAGGCTAAGATGATGGGTTTAGCAGGCCGGAGAGCAAAAGTAGCTCTATGGCACAAAACACAATCAGTAGATCTCGCTACCCTAGACTTTCTAAATGGACGTGTAGTTCTTAGGGTCGATCATTCGTTGTGCCCGGAACTGTCTGACATAAAAGCGGGCGATTTGATCTGGTACTACCGTAATTCGGATGGACAGATTGGTAAAGGGGTCGCGAACGCCGATTCTACGGAGACTAGTGTTTTCGTACAGGCTGTACCTACCCCGGACTTCTATACCGAAGTTCAATCGGGTGACGTGACGTTGTTGCCGATGGCGATCGGGTATCTCAAAGAAGACACGTCAGTTGATCTCTACCCGTCGGGGGCGACAAAGTATTCCGCGACATGGATGGTGCCTGACTCTCCTACATACCAAAGTAACTATACGGATGACTCTGAGCTGTGGAGAAACATGTGCGGGGACGACCCGAACTCCGATCTGTATGGCGGCAGGCCCATTCTGAGAGAAGGCCAGTACATTAAGAACTCACTGGGCGTTTCTTCAGATTCCGGGTCTATCTGGTTTGACCAGGCGATTGGGACAATAGATACGCTCAACAGGAAGGATGCCGCTGCTATATCATTCGGTAGGATATTCGATTACTCCTACGAGTCCAAGCTGCTGGCGAACCAGGGCGCTGGTTTGCCCGCTACCATATACCGCCCAATGACCGAAACACTACGGAGATTCGTTCACTGGACTTGGGGCAGGCAACGATCTTTTTGGACGTCTTCAGGTTCAGAAGACCTGATCTACTTGTCTGCGGACGCGACTGGTCTGTCAGGGACATTCTACGGGGACGACATGGGAGTGCTTACTCCGCTTCTGGATGGGTACTCGCACTTAGAAGCGACTTTTAGCGACGGTACGACCAAGCGGACGCAAGTTATCTCCGCAGATACAGACGGAACCAACGCAACGCTTACGTTTGATTCCAATCAAGTTTTTGTAACAGCGAGTGAATTAGCTGCGGACCCGAATGTTCGGATCTCGATACTCTATCATGTTCGATTGGCTTCGGACAAGATCAAGTTCAAATACAATGGCAACGAGGAAGTCTCCTGCCAAGTGAATGTTGTGACAGTGAAGCAGTAAAGAAAGGAACCCCCGCATGTCCTACGAATCTCAAGAGAGTTCCGCTGAAGGCGGAGCGCCGATCGAATTGTACCGAATAACTGGATCGGAGACGTTCCTGTATACGTCTTCGGCCACGCCTTACCAGGATGGTAGCCTGGTATACGAGCCAGTCCCGATAAAACGGACTGCGCCCACTATCAACTCGAAAGAGTCCTCAGCGAATATCTCTTTGAAATTCCCCTTCAACAATCCATTTGTAGCTAGGTATCTCGGAGGCGTTCCGCCGGAGCCCGATACGGTTACGATATTCAGGGTTCACAGGAGTGACACACAGGCCGAGATACGGAGATTCTGGTACGGCACTGTTAGCTCAGTTAAATTTGCGGATACGACAGCCACCGTTTCTCTTCTCGGTGTCATGTCGAAACTGGGCACTCAGTTTCCAATCGCCACCTATTCGTGGATGTGTAACCATGCCCTGTACGATGATCGGTGCGGGGTGCCCAAGGGCACAAATACTTTCACGTTTACCGTATCTGGGCTGAGCCAAGATGGCCTGACGGTTTCTTTGACCGATTTCGGGCAAGCATCTTCACAGGTGACGACTGACGTTTCCTTCTTCAACGGCGGTGTTTTCACCGCACCGGAAAATATTGGACAAAGGACGGCACTTCGGTTTACGGAAGTGGACACCAATAGTTACGAAGTGGTTTTGCTTGTCCCGACGTCTGATCTGCAAATAGGCAACCAAGTAACCATAACGGCAGGATGTGACCATTCAATCCAGAACTGCTACTCCCGATTCAACAATGTGCAGAACTATGGTGGGTATCCGTTCATCCCCACGCTCAACCCGTTCAGCTCTGATATGAGGAGGTGACGACATGACTCCCGTAGAATGGATCATAATCATTATCGTTACTATAGCCATAACAGCAGCAGCGGCAGGTCTGTCTTATGCCCTAGCGCCTAAGCCGGACATTGAAGACGTTGAACCGAGTGGGCTCGGCGACTACAACTTTCCGACTAATCTTGAGAGTCGCTATATCCCAGTTGTTTGGGGCACCACAAGAATAGATGGTCAAAACGTCGTGTGGTACGGGGATTTCTCAGCTAAGGAGCTGGACACGGGCGGCAAGGTTGTAGCCTTCGAGTATTCGCTTGGACTTGATTTGGCGCTGTGCTGGGGTCCGATCGACTCGATTAGCGAGATAACCATCGACGATGGCCCGATACTAAAAGCCGGAGAAACGACGGGGGTTCATTATAACCCAATATCACGCCAGCACATCTTGGACCCAATAACGGGGTATCCGCAGACTACGAGTGGGGATAGATACTTTACGTTCCTAGATAGGTCTTTCTTCGGAGGGGGAAAACGAGGGGGCGGCATCAATGGGTCGGCTACGTTCTACTACGGGACAGACAATCAGTCAGCAAGTAACTACATATCTTCCGTTGAGTTGCGCGATGGAGCAACGGTAAACATCGGCGGCCAGCCAGTCAGCACAGGTCTACTCGTACCTAGATACCCAGAGGTGTGCCACCTAGTATGGGAGGGTGGAAACCTTGGCGAAGCAGCAACTCTGCAACAGTGGAGGCTGACCGTACACCGCTATCCGACGTCTCTGACCGCAGCATACAGTAAAGTGGCTGCGGACCCTGTATCGGGGCAAGGCGACGCGAACCCCGCTCACGTCATATATGAAATCCTTACGGATACAAATTGGGGGCTATCTATACCGCCGGACCTCATAGACACTGCTTCGTTTATCGCAGTAGCCGAAAAATGTTACACTGAGAATAATGGTTTCAGCATGACCGTTGACTCGGCAAAGCAGGCGAAGACAGTAATAGACAACATTCTTACCCAGATAAACGCCATGCTGGTGCAGAATGAAGAGGGCCTATTCGACCTACGGTTGCTCAGAAAGACCTATAGGACTACGGATAACGCGGTGCTTGATTACGATGGGAACGTGGTCGGCACAGAGACAATCCCCGTTGTGACTGAATCGAGCATCATAAAGATGAAGTCAGCGTCTCGGCAATCGTGGGACGAGACATTCAACGTAGTGCAGGTCAAATACAATGATCGCCTAGACAATTTCAAAGAAACAATCGCGACCGCTCACGATCTAGGCAACATGGCTATTCAAAACGGCAAGAGGAGAGTCAAACAAGTCTCCGCGCCTGGAGTTCGGACGCCGACAGCGGCAGCGGTTATGGCACAGCGGAATCTAGTTTCTCATGCGTACCCGATCACGTCTATCGACATTGAAGTGTCGAGAGAGTTCAGCGGACTCAGACCGTCAGATATAGTCGAAGTGAATCATCCTGACTTCGGACTGGAATCTTTCTACATGAGGATTCTAGAAGTCGGACTCCCGAAAGACACAGACGGAAACGTGATCCTAAAGGGTATTCGAGATGTGTTTGATGAACCGGCCTTTGACCAGGTGATGCACATTGGCGGGGATTCGTCGAGCGCCACGTTGCAGACAGGAGATGCGGCAGAACCTACGGTGGTCAAACTTACGGGCCTTCCGTACTTCTATCACGAGTATTACAATGTCGGCCCACTTTGTCACACTTGGCACGTTGTCGGACGGCCGGATGCTGTTACTTCAGCGACGCAGCCTTTCGTAGCCAATGCGTTAGCGGCGGGCGTATGGGATTCCACCGCCGACCCGGCGGTGACTCCGTATACTGGCAAAGTGGTCGCCCATATTGACGACTTGTGGCAAGACAGGTCATATGCTCAGAGATACCTAAGAGATAGCAACGCCACTTCCAACAATGCTTGTGGCCCGTATGGGAATGACCCTGGGCCGAACACCAATCCGATCCGGTCGCATACCAACTTCGCAAACGCCAGCGTAACTTTTATGAACGAAGGGTATTGCGAAAACTTGTTCTACTTGAGGAACTTGAAAAATGCGGCTAAGAACTACGAAGGACCATACGGCTCAATATGGGTCAAAGATGTTGCCAATATCGAGGCCCTAGTTTCGTCTATCACTAGCGACCAGATCAAGTACCACGGATATGGCCTTGCTCTTTGCCGACCGAAATGGGCGAACGGAGACTCAAGGTTCGACGAGATCATTGCGTTCAAGGAAGCCTATACACTAAAAGTATCCATAGTTGTGCCAAAGGGTAGGTTCGACACAGTAATCGACATAAACGATCAGTATGTGGAAGCCCTATCAAGGTCAAACTTGGAGCATGTTGTAGTCGAACCGTATACCATTCTCGTTCTGGACGGAATCTATCGAGGTCTGATGGACACCGGAATCCAGGTCATAAATTCTGACTCTGACATAATCTTTTTGTCTTCAGGGGACATATTGTATGACCAGGTGGGGGAGTCGCTTACCAATCTCCAGAGTGGAGGTGGAGGCACATGGAACTCGGCCTATGATGTAACGTATCGCCATCAGATGTTTTCTGTTGGCGATATTACGGACCTAGATCAGATGACTGATTACACCGCCACCGCCCAGGAGCGCGCGAGGAAGGTGTTGCCGATCCCGCCCAAGTCGGTGCAACTAGCTGGTGCCAGCGTATCGGGCGGCGGGCTCGATGCCTTAGACGATCTCTGGGGCTACTGCTATTACGATAATGGCGAGTGGCAGGGGTATTACACAACAGGCAACAATGGCCGTGGCGGGTTTACTCGGTCGCCAAACTTTGAGTACCGCTGGAAACATCAAGATGTGTATAACGACGCGACTTACACGGACAACATGATATGGTGGTACAACGAGTTTAGTGCAACCGCGCCCTCTGGGCAGAGATCAGTATTGACGCTCAACTTGCTTGAGGACCAGAACGGCAGCGCTGCTAACGATACCGAAAGATTCCGGCACGCTATAGCTAGATTCAAAGAGGGCTGGATGCCTACGACTCCGGCTTTGCGGTACGCCGATAAAGATGACCCGGCTGTCACCGTTCACGGTTTCCGGGCCACTACTGCGGTCGAAATACCGCACGACGGGAGCAGCACAAGCAACACGGTCAATGTTCAGACCACGCTGCAAACTGCCGATCCGACCATATCGTTTACTTCGGGTAACATATACTACGTCGAGATATGGATTCAAAGTCACGACCATTCGGCGGGCCTCAAGGAAGAATCCTATGGCGCTCAGCGTGTCATGTACGAGTTCCAGGCCGCATAATCATAAGAAGCTCCGGGGGCCACATAGCCCCCGGAGCTTCTTGGGGGTAAAAATGCCTCAGTTTGGAGCGCGCTCACTAGAGGCCCTAGAATACGTCGAGCCGAGACTTCGCCTCGTACTGGATGAGGCCATCCGGTTCTGGGATTTCTCTGTCCTGGAGGGCTTCAGAGGCCCTGAGAGGCAAGACGAACTGTTCACACAAGGGGCGACAAAGGTACGTTGGCCGAACTCGGCTCACAACTCGTTGCCCAGCAGGGCAGTTGACATCGCGCCGTACCCCATCGACTGGGAGGATACCGAAAGGTTTGTCCAGCTTGCCGGAGCGATACTGACTATCGCTCGCCAATTCGGCATTGAGCTGAGATGGGGCGGCGACTGGGACCGGGATGGGCGTATGTCGGACGAGCGATTCCGAGATCTAGTCCATTTTGAAATAATGGGAGAAAGCTAAAACAAGGAGGGGGTTTTTGGATAACACTGCCCTAGAGCTTGTTGGAGTGTTCGCCACTTTCGGTTTGCCCCTAGTAGGGGTCCTCAGTTATTTCCGAGGCCAGCTTAGCAGACTGGACCAGAAAATAGAGGAGTTGAATATCCGAGTGATCGAACATCGCAGTAACACGGATGCACATGTCACGCGCGAATGGATACAGGATCTTGGATCAAGAATCGGTGGCCCTAGCGACAGAGAATGGGGAGAGTACGTCAACGAAATCAAAGAAATCCGCCACGACCTCCGTAACCTTAGTGCATCCATAAGAATTTTGGAGGACAGATGAACTTAGAAAAGTTCCTTGCGCTACCGAGTGAGGCGGAATGGTTCGGGGAGATTCAGACGGGCTGGGACGGGCCAGACGGCTCAAGCGCCTCGACTGACCACATCATGGGGATTCGTATCGGAAGGACGTCTAGGGAGTACCTAGACATGCCGCTACCCGCAAACCTCTATGACTACCGCTACCACCTGGGGCGTAAACACAAACTCGGTAGGAAACTCAGACGTGCAGCAGATGTTGCATATCGAGATGACTGTATTCGTTATATCCAGCAGAAACTGGAGGGCCGCACGATGATACGCATCGGCGTGGTCCGCGCCTGGTTCCGGTATTTCGTTCTCCGACTGTTTGGTTGGACGGCGTGGAGAGACTAGGCTCAATCCTGTACGGCTTCGGGGGTTGCCGTGCAATCTGACGGGGAGGGGCATGATGCCCCTCCCCGTCTTTTTTTCGTTTACAGCTCCGGGTCCCAGTTTCCGCGCACCGTGATCGTCAAATAAATGTCTCCGACACAGAACGCCGCGTCGTCGGCCAACTTGACGCCGCTACATCCATAGTGATCTTGGACGTCTTTTATGCCTGCTCGAATATCGCGATAGGCCATTTTAGCGGTACTGCAAGCTGCGCAGAGACACAGTAGCAACCCAGATGCTACAGCTACACGGAGCATGTCCACCCGACTCGTACCAGGTTGGCATCGTATACGGCGACCGCCCACGTTCCGGTTTCGGTCAACACGGGCATCGCTTGCCAACCTTGCTCGAACCCCCGGTAGAACTCGGCGCAGTTCCTGACTGTACCCGCAGTCTCGGGCCACAGGTATTCGTCCCGCTCTTCTTCGACCGTAGTTATTCTCATGCCGCCTCTCCTGTGTCAAAGAACGTCAGGGCTATGCTGACCGCCGCATCCTGTAGAGACTCTACGTCGCCATCTTCGGCGACTATCTCAAAGTCTACGTCGATCTGGTTGCCCTCCTGCTCCGAAATATGCGTAAACCAAGTCGTCCCAGAAGTGCCTCCTCTTCGGATCACCCGTACCACCCGAACTCGCTCGAACTTATCCCGCAAGAATCCTATTTCGTTCTTGAATCGAGCATCGGTTACGACCCAGAGAGGCGTGGGACCTTCGTGCGTTTCAGCCGAAACCACGTCGTGTAGTGCAGAGTATAGCCAGACGTCATCGTTCAGTTGCCGGAATATGTCCGTTCCGACATGCTGTAGGATCTGACGCCGAGTTAGCGCCTTACCGTCTAGTACGATCTGCGGAGTGCCGTCGAAGTAGCGGGCCACCGATTCCTTGTAGTTTAGGTTGGTGTCAATCTTGTCCCGGTCCCACCCGTAGACTCGCGCGCACATGTCTTTCAATGCAGCGGCGAATTTCAACACGCGCGCCCCTTCGACAACTTCCAGTACGGCTTCTGCTGCGGTGTCTTTACCGCTACCAGCGGCTCCTACGAAAACCAGAGCATTTTGCATAGTCGGTTTATTCATCGGCATCACTCTCCGAGTCACTACGCGACATTGAATCCGCTAGGAGCTGTATGAGACGCTCTCTTGTCTCATCGTCGATGCCGAGGTAGTCGAAGGCTGCCTCGCCACTCATGGACCCAATCACGACGTCAGTGTAGGCGGCAGCATACTTGAGCGCCCACTCAGCATCGTGATCCTGCTCCCGTTCCAGTTCGTACTGCTCGGAACGATACTGGGCAGCATGGGCCAACTCATGGACGAGAATCTGGCGCTGCAAGAGCAGGACTAGCTCCTCCCTACTGAACTCGGCGAAGGATGACAGCCGAATCATCCCAAAGTCTTTCTCGCCCTCGCCCTCGACGTCCCATGTTTCGACTTCAAACTCACCGAGATTTTCGAGTCCATCGACAATCTCGACTTCCACCTCATCAAAGCTATACGGGTGAAGCTCCCCGAAACTCTCAGCCATGCTCTGGTAGCGGCTCCGCCACTCATCCCTGTCCATATTGACGAGATCTCCTTTACGCACTGGGTTTACTAAAACTGTTGTTCCTTTACGAACTGGGTTTGCACAAATCGTTGAGACGGAGCGCCTCCGCCCTAGCTTCCTGAGCGGTAGCCATGATTACGTCTACCGCAATCTCTTCGATCGTATAGTCACTGCTGTCTTCGTCCAGGTACAGTCTACGCAGCCAGAACAAAGCGTAAAGTAAGTCTGTCACGATCTGCGAATAGCCAGCCTCTTCCGCTTCGACAATACGCTGCTCTATGACAAACTCTAGCTTGCTTGCGTTATACAAGTTCTGCCCCCGGATCTCGGTTGACGATTTTACCTAGATTTTCGAGAAGAGATCTGGCTTCGTCAGGACTCAGAATGCCCGACATCACATATCGACTGTGCGGGTCAATTATTTCGACTACGACCCCATCTTGCGATAGAGCCTCCCTTACAGTCAAGCGGCCATTTTCGGTGTACGGCCCAAGGGGCTCGTGGTTATTTCGGAAAATCTGCAAAACTCTGAGTCTATTGGAACTCATGGACCACCCCCCGTCTAGGTCTTCTGGCGCTTCAACCCAAGCAGCAGGTCCGCTTGAGTAGCGTCTTTCTTCTGCACCGCAGCCCACACTACCTCATCTACGGTATCTTTTGCAATAAGGTGGTGCAAGATGACCGCTTCGCGCTGCCCCTGTCTCCAGAGTCTAGCGTTTAGCTGCTGATAGTGCTCAAGATTCCATGTGAGTCCGAACCAACACAGATGGTGGCCCCCGGCCTGGAGATTGAGGCCATGCGCGGCAGCGGCTGGATTGACTGCAAGCATTGGCAAACTTCCGCTGTTCCAGTTCTCTATCGCAACTGCTGTGTCTGCGGCGGAAGAGCCAGATCCTATAAACGGCACTTCCAGCTTATAGGTTTCACGCATATATCTGCGAATCTGCTGGAGGTCGTGCCTGAACTCATACGCCACCAGAATCGGCTTTTGCCCCAGCTCGTCGAATAATTGACCGAGTTCCTTCACCTTAGCCTGGTGGATGTATTCGATTCGACGATCTGTCTCCTCGCCCGCCATTCCTTCGTCGTCCACATACACAGCACCGTTGGCGACCTGCCTGCACTTAGATGACAAAGCGGCTGGGTTGACGGCAACTACCGAAGAGTTTGAGTTTATCTGGACCAGCATCTCGCGCTTCAGCTCTCTGTAGACCTCCATGGCTTCCTTCGGGAGTGTCACCTCACGGTGAACACTGACCAAATCAGGGAGATCAAGGTAGTCATTAGCGTCTAGGCGAACAGAGTGCGGGCGTATCGCTTCTTGTACCAGATCATTAGTACGATCTGTCGGTTCCCAGACCATGCCCCACGGGCGTTTAGAAGCGCCGAAGCGAAAGGCTGTGCGAAAAGCTGTAAGGGTTTTTCCCAGAATATCGGGGTCAAGAACTGCGAACTGGCCGTACAGATCCTCGACGCCGTTCGGAGCGGGGGTCCCCGTTAGGATGAAACGATGCGGGATGCCGCCTTTGTGCTTGTGGCCGATTCTGAAAAGACATTTCGTTCTCTTAGATGAACCACTCTTGAAGAGTGTCGATTCATCCACCACCAATACATCGAATTGGTGGATTGAGCCGGATTTGATCTCTTGCTCCAGCCACGCCAGACCTTCAGGGTTAATGACCACAATATCGGCACCGTTGCACAAGTGCGGCTTTTTGTTCTTCGCTCCGTGTGCGACGTGTATGTTTAGGTGGCGGAACCCGGCCCACTTGGAAACTTCCTACGGCCATACGCCCCAGCATGTTCTGAGTGGCGCTACGACGAGCATACGGGTGGCCGCGAGACACTCGTGCTGCCTTCGGAAATACTCAAGGCAGATAGACGTCTTCCCAAGGCCGGGGTCAAGGAGCAGAGCCAGAGTCCCCTTCTCCTCCATCTCCTGGATCGCTGACTCCTGATACGGATGCGGAGTAAACTTTCTCGAACTCATTGAGAAACTCCTCTATCTGTTCGTTGTCCCAAGCCACCCTGGTAAGAAACCCCTGGCTCTCTAACAGAGTAAGGTAATACTTCTGGAGCGGTTGGAATCTCGCGCTCTCGTTTCGCTTGAGTTCTAGGAACGCCACTTTCCCATTTTTGAACATCGTCAGGTCCGGCCAACCTCCGCTGCCCAATAGTCCCAGCTTCCTCACAATTATGCCGCGACGTTTTGCAAGCTGGACGGCTTTTCGCTCTAGTGCTTTCTCTAATCGGTCCATTTTGCGACCAGTTTAGCGAAATTCACATCATCAAGTCCTGCTTCCGTCAGGCATACTGTTTCTTCGTGGCGTAATTGGTGCCGAACTGCCTCTACCGATAACTGTAGCATGTCGGCTAGGTCAGTAAATCCGCTCGACTCAGAGAAAAAGAACTTACGAGACTGCACATAGAGTCGAGCCGCCTCCGTAGCGATTTTGCCGCTCGAAAGACAAAACAAGGATTCCCGGAAGTTTTCAGTATGCCCCTCAATTATTGAGGCGGCTGCTTCTTTGGAAAGATTCACATGATGCTCCCTCTACGCTTGTTTCATGCACAGAGATGCTCCCAGCATAAAAAGGACTCCAGCTACAGTCCAGCGCAGATCAAGGTCTTCGTGCAGAACAATCTGCGAGTTCACGACCCGTAAAATCGACATGGTGACTGTCCAGGTTATCCAAGCAGTCATTATGTTGGACGCTCGGTTGAAGATCGAATATAGACAGAATTGACCCAGCATCAGAAATGGAAGAGCGCAGAGTAGATATTCCCCGAAGGTACTCTGTGTCCGTGAATACAATTCAGCGCGGTTTATGCAAAAAGTACCGACCGCTACCGCTAGGAGTGTTATCCACATACTGCCTCTCTGGGCCAGTGGAGACGCGGGCTGTTAAGGCCCGCGTCTCGGGTAATGCTACGCGCACTCTCGCCTGCCGGTCTGGGGGTCAATGCCACAGGCCGATCCTTCCTCCACCTGCGGCTCCTCCTCCTCCTCGTCCTTCTTGACCAGGATTCCTCCGCGCAGCCCTCCGGGGCGGAAAGTCGTACACCCCTTGGCTCCACGCTTCCATGCCTGCAAGTATACGTCCTTGAAGTCTTCCCAGGCTATGTCGGTAGGCACGTTGATCGTCTTACTGATCGACTGGTCCACGAAGGGCTGACAGGCCGCGAGAACGTCCAGATGTTCCATCGGCGACAACTCTTCGGCGGTCTTGCCCTCGATACCAAAAACGCGAACTGCGTAGTCCTCGACCGATTCAGTGCGCTGACCATCTCGCAGGTGGATCACGCGATTAAAGCGGTGCGCGAACACGGGCTCCAGACCGGACGACACGTTGTCCGCAGTCAGGCTGATTGTACCTGTCGGTGCAATCGCCAGCAGATGCGAGTTGCGGATTCCGTGCTCGCGGATTCCCTGTCTGATCTCTTCCGGCAACCGTTTCGCAAAACCGCTACTGAGAAACTTGTCGGCATCCAGCATGGGGAACGAGCCCTTCTCGATCGCTAGGTCGATCGAGGCCCGATATGCTTCATCGCGCAGAGTCCGCATGACAAATTCAGTCCCTTTGACAAACGCTTTGGAGCCATACGGAGCGCCGAGGGCCTCTAGGGCGTTAGCTAGACCCGTGACGCCAATTCCGATCCGGCGCTTGTTCTTCATTTCGTCTTCCTGCTCAACCAACGGCCAGACGCTTGCTCGGTCAATGACGTTATCGAGCGCCCGCACCGCAACAGGAATGTCCGCGAGAAACTTCTCAGTCTCAAACTCTCCTCTGGCGAGATCGACGTACTTGACTAGATTGAATGACCCTAGAAGACACGCGCCATAGGGCGGCAACGGGATCTCCCCACAAGGGTTGGTCCCGGTGATGGTTTCACAATAGGACAGGTTGTTTTCCTCGTGGATTCTGTCGATGAAAATCACGCCCGGCTCGGCGTAGTCATACGTCGAACGCATAATCATCTCCCACAGGGATCTTGCGCGAACCGTTCTGTATACCTCGCCATCAAATCGGAGGTCGAACTCCAAATCCAGTTCGACCGCGCGCATGAACTCGTCCGTTGCCAGAATCGACATGTTGAACCCAGTCAACTCAGTCGTGTTGTTCTTGGCATGGATGAACTCTTCTATGTCGGGGTGATCCACTCGCAGAACGCCCATCTGCGCGCCTCTTCGGTGCCCGCTGGACGCAATCGCTCGACCAACGGAATCAAAGATGTGCATGAACGAAACAGGCCCACTTGACGAAGAGTCGAGCTTCTTGATGTTCGCCCCATTCGGTCGAAGGGTCGAGAAATTAGTCCCAATCCCACCGCCAAGGCGCATCGTGGACGCAGCTTCAGTAGCCCGTTGCATGATATTCCCGTACCCGTGAACGAAAGAGTCGAAAATATCACCACTCATGTAGCAGTTGATCGGCGAAACCGTCTTGATCGCGCCCATACTCGCCTGGACTCGACCGCCCGGCAAGAACCGCTGGTTCTGCAAAAGGTCCTGGAGAAGCCGGAAGTGAGCCTCGTCATCCCGTAGAGCCCCTGCAATTCTGTTCATCGCTTCAGTGAACGTCTCCCCTTTTCCTCGATATTTCTGTGCGTGCAACTCGTCACTGAACGCAACTTGAGGCCCTTTACTCATCCCGCTTCTCCTTTAACTTTCCAATGAAGAACCCACCGATTCCGGTGAAGGTTACACCTAGTGCTGCGAAGGCTTCTCCGCGTCCTATTCCAGACAGAAAAGCATCAATGCCACCTGCCGTTATCCCAGCTCTCTTGAACTCGACCGCCATCATCGCGAAAACGGCCACTCCAAATAGAGCGATCACTGTCCATATCTGTTTATCGTTCACTTTCTGTATCTCTTCCCTCGCCAGCCTTCTGCTGCTAGTGGGAAACCAGTAGCCCAGTCGGGGAGGCGAGAAATAAGCTGTTCAAATTCTTCTACTGACCCACAGCCCTCGGCGACTTCTGCGATAACTTCATCATGGACAGTGAGCAGAGGCACATACACCCCACTCGCGGCCACCCACAGCAGAGCCTCTGCCATGACATCTCGACTCAGCGCCTGGACGATATTCTCTGTCAGCTTGCCACCATAAGTCTGCTGCCTGCCGAATTTCCGGGTCTGCGAGTTTATTCCCAGGAACGTGAGCTGAGTCTTGACGTTCAGCCCTGCCGCCTCTGCCCTCTCCACGGACCAGCCTTCGCGGAGCGCCGTAGCGTACAATTCTCGATTCTCGTCGTCCTGCCACTTCGAGATCACACGATCGACGCACGGCTTGTAGTAGTGGAGCGACCGCCCAGAAGGCAGTCGAATCTTGAGGAAGTCATCCTCGACAAAGAGCCGCAGCCGGCCGAACGTGATGCCAGTAGCCCCCGGACACACCGCCTCGTGTGCCGCGCGCTCGATCCCGTACCAAAAGTCCTTCACAGCTTGGTGCGAAGACCGATAAGTGCCTACGACGCGCTTCGCGAACTCCTCGTCGATTTCGATCCCGTAGCCTTGGCAGGTGTCGGCGAACTTTGCCGCGCCCATCTGATACCCAAGACCGAGAATGGCCTGCTTGCCCATCTGCCTCTGATCGGGGCTTACCTTGTCGTAGTGGACCTGGTAAATGCTCGAAGCCATGTCCTTGTAAATGTCATGGCCGCGCCGAAACACGTTCAGCGCATCCTCGTCACCAGAGATCCAGAAGAGCCCACGAGCCTCAATGGCCGAGTAGTCCGCGCAGATCAGATCGTAGCCATCAGAGGCCGTCATCGCGCCGCGCAGAGCGGACGACAGGACTTCCATGGGATCTCCGTACAGTAGATCTAGGTACTCCCGATCCCCCGTCAGGACGGCTTCGCAAAGGTTGTCAATGCTCTCTTTCACGTTCCCGCGCGGAAAGTTCTGGGGTTGGATTAGCCGACCCGCCCACCTTCCTGTATCAGCCCCGTGGTACGCCAAGAGGCCACGGGCTCGCCCGTCGAGGCCGACCACGTTCGCCATCGCTGTATACTTCTTAGTTGAAGTTTTAGCCTGCGACTGCCGCAACTCAAGAGCCTCATATGCTTTCTGGCTCCACATTGTCGGATGCTTTAGGGCCTCTTCAATAGTGGGCTTCTGAGTGTTCTCGATATATCCATCCCCAGGCTGGCTGTTGACGAAATCCATGAATGCTTGCCGTTGGCCGAGGGACACCACTGTACCGTTCGTTAGCTCGGAGATTCTAGCATCAGCCAGTTCCTTGCACTCGTCAGATACTTTAAGCGCGGCGTGAACCATCTCCATGTCGAGCAGCACCCCGCGCTCGTTCATCTCCTGATCGAGTTGCCAGACACCTAGTTCCGCTGCGGGTAGATTGTGACCCAATCGACTGGATATAGCGTGCTCAACCACGACGTCTTGTTGGCAATAGTTAAAGAGAGCTTGCAGTTCAACCGCTTTTTCATGCCAAGGGTTGATTCGCTGGACCTCTTGAATATCAGGGTACAGCTCACGCAAGGCGTAAGCGCTCTTCGGTTTGGTTATTTCCTTCCAGCGCTTTTTGTCCCCCAAACGATTTGCCGCTACTAGCTCAAGATCAGCTTTCAGCGCAGCGCGGGGCTTGGACACCTTCATCATCACTTTGTGCCCGGCATTATCCTTCTCTTGCACCAGCCCGAGAGCCCTAGAAGCACCCTCAAGGGAGCGCGGCAGAGCAAAAGAGGCAGCGAGAGCTGCCGAACACCGCCATTGATTCGGCGGCACTTCGGGCCACCCAAGCCGATCGACACAGACGTATTTCCAAATGGCGCGCTCGAACCCCACGTTGTGCGCTTCCACCAGAATACCTTGTTCGATCAGCATGAAAAGGCGAACAAGATGCCTGTGGCCGCGCTCGGGCCAGACTAGACTGGGGTACTCCGGGTGCCATAAGACCGCTTCGGCTTCATCTGGGAACAGAATAGCAAGACACATCACTTCTGTGCTGGCGTCCTGCGCGTACCTGTGCGCGCCATGCTTGATGTCTGATGCGCTCCGAGTCTCAAAGTCTATGGTCACTCTATCCATGCTGCCCCTCATTCGCCTGCCGCCTGAGCTGAGGCTAAAGACAAAAAAACCCTACGCTCTAAGCGTAGGGTGGATGGCGGCAACCGGCTGGAGGGTCCGGTTGCCGCCAAGCAGAGATCTGATTACATCAGATCGTCTGCGTTTACCACGTCGAACGCCGACTCGGCTGTGCCGCCTGTGCCGATACGCTCACCGTCGCGCACCTTTTGCACATTGGAGAGTGCGAACCCAACTCCATTGTTCCCGTTCATGGAGTAGCCGAACGCGCTGATCTGGATGCGCGCCTCGACTCCGGGGTAGATCTCCGAGGGGTCGATGACCGCTTGGAGGCTGGCATCGACGATGCCGGGGACGAACTTGGACTTTGCCGTCAGGAACCGAGATCCCTCCACGAACGCCCCACCAAGATGCTCCTTCTCGGAGCCGTCTCGGAGCGGATTTCGGAGGTTCTTGGGTCGCTTTTCGCCCCACTTGTCTACAATCGCCTGCTCGATGATCTCTTCAACCGCAGCCAGGTCGGTTCCGGGCTGGAAGATAATCATCGTGCTGTATTTCGGCGGAGCAGCCGGATTGTGCGGGTTGACTTCGGGCTCGAAGAGGGCCGGAAACGAAAGAGTACCGATCGGAGTCACTACCTTGCTCATTTGATTCTGAGTCCTT